ATATTTAACTGGTATAGAAATAATGGCTTTGAAGGATTTCTTAAAGAAAGACCTATGATAGCTTATGCTAATGTAAAAGAATCTAAAGTTAGAAATAAGTATGGAATTGATCCTGGGACAAAACAAGAATGGCTTGTCTCATACAGAGATTATATTGAAGAATATTGTGAAATTATGTATGATGATGTTCAAATTGAAAAAGCAATTAAGTTCAGAAATGAAAAAGGATATAACTGTGATATTACAATTTCATCTTCTTTAGCTATTATACACGCAAAAGATAATCTAAATATTAGAGTTAATAAGGATCAGCATAAAACAAAGAAAGAAGAATTTTTTCATTATAAGACTTCAAATAATGGTCAATTAGTAAAACAATTTTAAAAATTAAAATATGCCTTTACCTAATCAAAATATACCAGAATCAAAAAAAGATAAGACGTGGATGAAGCGTTGTGCTGTAAGTATTGTTAATATGGGATATATTACAAGAACAGCAAAAATGAAAGATAAGTTTTGTTATGATATGTATAATGGTGTTCAGGACCAGGGAAGCTTTGACTATCTAAGAAAAGTTGGAGACTATGAGTATCCGGCTAAAGTTAGATTTGTTCCTTTGTTAAGACCTAAAATGGATCTATTAAGGGCAGAAGAAACAAAAAGACCTTTTAATTGGAGGGTGTATACTGTAGATTCACATTCAATAAATGATAAAAATGAAGCTAGATACAAAGCAATCATATCAAAGGCGAGTGTTAACAAAAAACAAATGAGTCTTCAATATCAAGATGCTTTAGAACAGCTAAGCCAGGTAGAGCAGCAGGTTGCTCAAATACAACAACAAGCTCAAGAGTCCGGAGAACAAATACCACCAGAAATTCAAATGCAATTAAAGAAGGCTCAGCAAGAAGCTCAAATTGGTAAGTATGTAATAAATGAACATAATCTTATAAATGAGGATGATCTTAAAAGTGTAGAAACATATTTTAAATATAAATACCAAGACTTTCTTGAGATCATAGCAGAAAGAGGAATTAAGTATATGGTAGCAAACTATCATCTTAAAGATGAGTTCAGTAAAGGATTTGAAGATAAATTGTGTACAGACAAGGAAATATATTATGTTGATTTTGAAGAAGGACAACAACTTAAAGATCCATATATAAGAAAGGTTAATCCTCTTGGATTTTATTATGCTGCAGATAGTCAAGTTAAATGGATAGAAGACGCAGAGTGGTGCTTAGAGGAAAGATTTATGACAGTAAACCAGATCATTGATGAATATGGAAATAAACTTTCTTTCGAAGATGTTGAAAAAATAAAGAATAGATCAACATTTATAGATCCCCAAAGTGGTTATGGATATGGATACACTGGTTATAATTCAACAGATGGAACCAATACAGGAATGGGGCCAACAGATGTTAATGGATGTTTGAATGATGGTCTTTATGCGGGTTCAGAAGAATTTGCAAATGTTATAAGGGTTTGTAAAGTATACTGGCAATCATCAAGAAAACTAAGATTTAAATCAAGTCCAAATAAACATAAGGAGGGTTCTTATTTTACTCATCTTATGTCTGAAGGAGAAACAATTAAAAAAGACAAAGGAGAAAAAGAAGAAAAAGGATATATTAATGATGTTTATCAAGGAGTTGTTATTGATGCAAATATTTTTGTTGATCTTAAAAAGAAAAATGTTTTAAGGTCTGAAGAGAATCCTTCTGACGCTAAACTTCCTTATGTCGGAAAAGCTCATAATTATTATACTCAAAAACCTTACTCTTTGGTTTGGGCAGCAAAAGATGTACAAATATTATATAATATAGTTCATTACCATAAGGAACTTGCATTGGCTCTTTCCGGAGCAAAAGGATTTATAATGGACAAATCCCAGGTTCCTGAAGGAATGTCTATTAAGGAATGGATGTATCAAAGAAAACTTGGAGTTGGTTGGATTCAGTCAGTACGGTCAGGAATGAATCGACAGCCTACATTTAATCAATTTCAAAACTTTGATGATTCTCTTGGACAAGGAATACAAGCTTTGTTTATGATGTTACAACACCTGGAAGAACTGGCATCTAATATAACTGGTGTGTCTAGGCAGAGAATGGGAACAATTGCTCCTACAGATCAAGTTGGATCAAATGAACAAAGTGTTGCCCAGTCAGCATTAGTAACAGAAATAATCTTTTATGAACATGAAGAAATAAAGAGAAGAGTTCTGGAAAGATCAATAAATCTGTGTAGAAAGGCATGGAAAAAAGGAAAGCATGGTTCTTATATATTAGGAGATCTATCGCAAGAACTTTTGGATGTGCCTACTAAAACACTTGAAAGAGCAGACTATAAAGTTTTCTCTACAGACAGTGGAAAAGAAGAAAGAGCATTAAATGATTTGAAGATGCTTGCAGCTCAAGAACATCAGAAAGGTTTATTAACTTTTGCAAATTTAGTTAAACTTTATAATACCGATTCTCTTAAGGAGCTGGAGGGTTCAATAGAAAAGTATGAAGAAATAGCCATGCAAAGAATGCAGTCTCAAAATCAACAAAAGCATGCTGAAGCTAAAGAATTAAAAGATCTTGACAATCAAGTTAAAATAATGTTAGACAAACAAGCTGATGAAGCAAAAATGTTTATGGCACAGTTAGAGGGTGCTAAGCTTGAGTTTGAAAAACAGAAATTTGGAATGGAAGAACAGAGGTTAGCTATGAAAGATCAAGGAGATCTAATGGTTGATAAACAGGTTGCAGACCAAGACTTTGAAATGGAAACGGCATATTTAGATCAGCAAAAGAAGGAGGCTGCACAAGACTTTGAGATCAATAAAGCTGAGCTTGCAATGAAAGGAGCAGAGGCAACAGAAAACCTAATTGAAGAGAATAGAAAACACAAGCAAAAACTTAAGGATTAAAAATTTTAATGTAAATTACATATATTTGTAGTTAAAGAAACCAAGAAAAAAAGAAAAATATAAACTATGGAAACTGAAAAAGTAGAAACAAATGTAGAGCCAAACTTGGCATCAGAAGTAGAAACAGGAGCAGATCTGGATGCATTAAGTGCACCAGAAGGAAGTTACGATCCTGATATAACTGGAGATCTAACAATGTCCATTACATCTGAAGAAGGACTTTTAGATTCTTCTAATGATCATATGATTGCTCCAAATATTGATGATCAAATTGATCCAATTGAATCCACCACTGTAGAGCCAAAAGCTACAGAAGAAGTTACCACAGAACCTACTGTTGGTACAGAATACTGGCGAAAGCCCTTTGAAGATCTTAAGTCAAAATACGAAGACTACAATATACCTGAAGATCTAAATGAAGAAAATTACATGGAACATCTTCATAAAACCTTTACAGGTGACAGAAATTTACATCCTGATCTTATAAAAATACAAGACGCTCTTGATGCTGGTGCAGATATTGGCACTGTTATGAGTGACATAACAAATACAAGAAATGTCTTGGACTTAAATGATAGAGATCTTTTAAGGCTTGAGTATCAAAATACTAATAAAGCCTGGGATGATGACAAAATAAGTCAAGTTTTAGATAAGCTTGACGGTGCCGGAATGCTCGAAGTAGAAGCAGAAAGGACAAGAACTAGAGTACAGCAATATAACGAATCTAAACTTGCTAATTTAAAAGCCGAAGAAGAAGCTGGAAGATTAGCAAGAACAAATGAAGTTACTGCTGCTAGAAATGACCAGATTGGTCAAGCATTAGAATCTTTTAAAAATATGGACGAGGTCTATGGTCTACCGATAAGCAAAGCTGATAAGGTGGAATTTAATGACTTCTTTACAAATCTAGTAACACCTGATGATACAGGACAGGCTCCTATGTTTCAAATGTTGCAAAGCAACGAAACACTAGTCAAGATTGCTGCCATGTTATGGAAAGGTGACGAAAAGGTTCGAAGTGCCCTAACTACAGCAAAAGAAAATGGTAAAGCCTCCTTTAAGGATAAGCTTGACTCTTCTCCGAAGGATGGTTATAGATCTGGTGCTCCAGCACAAGCTGGAAATGTTGATTTAGATGCTTTAAGTGCTCCTGAGAGGCTTGTGATCTAGATCGTTTTAAATTTTTTAACTAATAATTAAATATTTCAGAGATGAAAATTATAGGAACTGGAACTTATGACGCAAATAGGACCACTATGACGAACTCTTTGGCTGCGGCTCTTTTGACTCGCCCGGAGATTTCAACTAATGTGGTTAATTTGTTTGAGGATAACTTTACTGCTTTTTCCTCATATTTAGCCCGTAGGGGCATGTCTAAAAAAGGTATTGGTCCTGATCAATAGCACCTTTTACTTGTGCCGGTGGGGATCAACCAGGTATTAATCAAACTGTTTTTAGTTTAGTATTGGATACTAACTTCTTTTCTCCAAATGATACATTGGAGCTTACAGACCACAGAACGGTCCTACAGATATTAGATGAATACCCTGTAGAGATCACTGCTACTACTGGTGTACAAGGATGGCTTTATTCCGTTAGACTTGTTACCAATATACCAGGATCTTGGACTGAATGTTCTTTAGTAGAGGCTGGAAGTGAAGTTGGATTCAATTATACAGCGTTTCCCGAATTGAGTGAAACTGGTTATGAGAAAAATACTTATCCTGAATGGCATACTAACTATATGACTATTCAGCGTATGCAATTTTCTACTTCCGGATCTGCTCAAAACACAGTTCTATGGGTTGAACACAATGGCCAAAAACTTTGGTATAAAGTTCAAGAAATGGAAATGTTAAGGAGATGGGCTTATGCAAGAGAAAATCAACTTCTGTTTGGTAGAGCTACTATTGATGCAAATGATAATATCTTTTTGCGTGATATCAAGGGTAGAGAAATCATTCAAGGTGATGGTCTTGTTGCTCAAGGGGATGCTTCATTGAAATTCCAATATAATACGTTGAATATAAAGACACTTGAAAACATTATGCAGAATCTTCAGCTTTTAGCTAACGATAATGGTTTAACAGAAGTTTTTGTTATGGGTGGTCAAGCATTTGTTTGGAACTTCCAACGATTGATGAGAGATGTATTTAAGTATGATCCACAACCTTTATTTGTTTCACAAGGAGACAGAGAAAAGGGTGTTAAAGTTGCTTTTAATAGCTATGAGATGGCTGGTGTTAAACTGGTTGTTGCATGGAATAAAGCGATGGATGCTGCTTGGAGGCCTCAACAAAAAGATATCTATGGTACTAACCTA